TGTAAATATCCAAGCAATAGATTTTGATGGATATGATGATGTATTTGATGATATGAGTGGTTCGGATGGTATATATAGAAAATCTTTAAATTTTAATGTTAGAATAATAAATTCTTTCAATAATATATACTCTACTCATTTTGATGGAGTGGATGATTTTGTTTCTTTAGGGGTGTCTGGAATGAGTGCNTGTAAAAATACAGGATCTGCTTCTATTTGGTTTAAGTTAGAAACNGTNGAAAGTAGTGGATATTTAATGAGATTATATGAAGATGGNGATAATAATATAAGTATTTTTTATCATGCTTCTGCTAATGAGTTGAGGGTTAGATATAAAGCTGGAGGAACAGAAACTTCAGCTGTAACAACGGATTTAGTTGAGGGAAATGATTTATGGTATCATCTAGCAGGAACTTGGGATAGTTCTGGAAACATTTCTTTATATTTGAATGGAGCATTAAAACAATCCTCTGCAATCTCAGGAACATTTACTGGAAGTTTTACTCTTGCTTCAATTGGAAATAGCACACAATCCTCATCTTTTTGGAAGGGTAATATTGATGAAGTTAGTTTATTTAATAAAGAATTAGATTCTACAGAGGTTTCAACCTTATATAATGATGGATTACCATTTAATCCTGTTCCTTTAGATAATTTAAAAGGTTACTGGAAAATGGGAGATGGAGGAATAGTAGGAAATCCAATTGCAACATTTCCAACAATACCAGATGAAACAGGAAATAACAATGGAACAATGACTAATATGACCTCAGCGGCAGTTAATTTTAAAGCAGATGTTCCAGAATAAAGATATGGAAAAAAAGTATGTTATAATAGAAAAAAGTTATGTTGATTCAATTGATTTTCAAAAGGTAATTGAAACATCATCAGCAACATTAAGATATAATTTAGATGGAACTAAAACAATAATTAAATTTATTGGAGAAGTTCCAGATTTTTTAAGTGGGGATAAAGTATATTCTCATTCTGAAATAATAGAAACAATTAATAATCCAGATAATGGATGGATTGATACAAACGAATAAAGAAATGAAATTTGAATTAAAAAGAAGATATATTGTAAACTCAATAAAAACCTTAGAAGCTGGAGCGGTTATTGATGTAACTCAGGAAAAATATGAGTGGCTGGAAAAAAACGGATATGGAGAGCCAGAAAAAATAAAGGTAAAAAAAGAAACGAAAACAAAAAAAGCTCAAGAAGAGCAAAAATAAAATAAATATTAATATTATAAAATAAAAAAAAATGGCAAATGGACAATTATCAGGAACGGATCTTGGCGTTTATATTGGAGGAACTTTAATTGCATACTCTACAAGTGCAACTCTAAATATAAACCATAGCCCACGTTCTACAAGTAATAAAGAAGATGGCGGTTGGGAAACTGCTATGAGCGGTTATCGAAACTGGGATGTTTCATGTGATGCAATGTATGCATGGCTAGATCCAGCAGGAAGTGCAATTTCAAATGAAACCTTAAGTGAAATTTTTACAGGATATATTCACACAAGAGCAAGTTTTACTTTAACTTTTGGAACTACTGGATCAACTGCAGGAGACACTAAATATACAGGAACAGCATGGTTAACTTCTGCAAGTCTTTCAGCACCCAATGAAGATACTGCAACTTTTTCAGTTTCTTTTCAAGGATCTGGAGCGTTAACACAAACTATTGCTTCATAGTAATTAAATTTAGAGCCTGCCCTTCCGTTTTCTTTTCTGAGTGGGGGGGTAGGTTTCTTTTAATATCAGAAAAGACAAAAACTTAGAAAAATGAAATACGAAATTTTAGAAATTGGAGAACACAAAATGGCAGTACGCTTTGGGTTTAACGCATTAAGAAAATACAGTTTAATGACTGGAGCAACAATGAATGATTTGAACAAATTAGCATCAGGACAATTAACTTTTAATGATGCTTTTAGTTTAATATATTGTGGAATAGAAGATGGTTACAGAGCATCAAAACAACCTTTCAATTATTCATTAGATGATGTAACTGATATGTTTGATGGAAACATGGATTGTATGGAAAAGGCTTTTGAGATACTTGCAAGAGCAATGGGAGATGGAAACGAAAAAAAGCCGAAGGCCAAGAGAGTGAAGAAGAGCTAACTTGGCCAAAACTGGAACAGATAGCATTCGGGCAATTAGGAATGAATGTTAATGATTTTTATGATATGTTACCAAGAGAGTTCTGGAACAAAATGCAGGGGTTTCATGAGTTAGAAAATATGAGGCAGAGGAGTGACTGGGAACGTACAAGATGGAGCACCTGTTTATTATTAAACATACAGCTTCCTAAAAATAAAAGTATTAAACCAACTGACTTAATTCAGTTTGAATGGGAGAAAGAAGCATCAAAAATAGATTTTAAAGAATTAAAAAGAAAAGCAGAGTATTTTAAAAAATTAGAAGAACATGGCAAGTAAAGCAATAGGATTTTTAAATTTCAAATTTTCAGCTGATTTAACAGCTTTTGAAAGAGCAATGAAAAAGGCTCAAAAGAATTTAAAGAAGTTCGGGAAAAATCTTAAAAAGACTGGACAAACTTTATCCAGAAATTTAACTCTTCCTCTTTTAGCTTTAGGAGCTGCATCTATTAAAGCTTTTGATCAACAAGCAAAAGCAGAAACAAAATTACTTACCGCATTAAAAGGAAGAGAGGATGTTCAGCAAAGATTAATTGCTCAAGCGAAAGAACTCCAAGAAGTATCATTATTTGGAGATGAAGCAACTATTGAAGCTCAATCTATGTTAGCAATGTTTGGATTAAATGAGGAACAGATAACTATGTTAATTCCTTTAATTCAAGATATGGCTCAAGGATTAAATATGGATTTAGTTGGAGCTACATCTTTAGTTGCTAAATCGGTTTCAACTTCAACAGATGCTTTAAAAAGATATTTTGAAACAGGGCTTGATCCGACTATGACAATGCAGGAAAAAACTATTGCTTTAACCAACTCTCTAACAAAGGCTTTTAAAGGTCAAGCTTATCAAGCTTCTGAAGTTGGGGCTGGCCCATTAGTTAAAATGTGGAATCAATTAGGTGATCTGAGTGAAGAGATAGGAATGAGGTTAATGCCTTATGTGTTAAAACTTGTCGATTTAATGAAGGGGTTAATAAAAGAATTTGATGGTTTAACAGAATCTCAAAAAGATAATATTGTATTTTGGGGATTAATTTTTGCTGCAATAGGGCCAGTTTTAATTATTTTGGGAACTTTATCAATAGCACTGGCTGCAATAGCTACTCCAATAGGGATTGTAACTGCTGCTATTGCAACTTTTACAGCTGCTTTTATTTATTTAAAAACAAGTACTTCAAATATAGCTATATCCATAAGAAATACATTTAAATCAATGGCTAATGCTATAATAAATAATATTAATAATATTATAGTAGCTTTTAATAAGGTAAGTGATTTTGTAAATGCAAATCCAGTTGGTTTAATAAGTTATTTTGAACTTGAAGAAAAATCATCTGGATCTGGATCATCTGCTATGTTTGATTACAAAAAAAGATTGGAGGATTTGAAAAAAAGAGGAGATCTGGCTGTTCAACAAGCAAAATTACAATTAGAATTAAATAAATTAGTAAAGACTTCAACTAAAGGCTTGACTAATGAAACTAAAATGTATTCGGAAGCTCTTGAAATAGTTAGTACTGATTTTTTATATATGGCATCCAGTGCTGAAGATCAATTTAAAGGAATGTTATTTTGGACTCAAGAATTAACAGAAGCTCAAAAAGCTCACAATGCAACAGTAGTTTTACTTGAAGACATAATGTTTAGTGCTGCTATGAGTGCGGCTAATAGTCAAGAAGAGTTTTTTAAATCATTTATTGAAAACATAAAGCAAGCTATAAAACAACTCCTTATTCAATTAGCAGTTCTTACTGTAATATCTCTGTTGTTAGGAGGGCCAGGAATGTCTATTGGTAAAGCTTTTTCATTTGCAAAAGGAAAAGTTTTAGGGCTTGAAGGGTTTGCTGATGGAGGATTAGTGTATGGACCTACAACAGCTCTTATAGGGGAGGGAGTTGGAACGACCGCTTCGAACCCTGAGGTAGTTGCGCCGCTTGATAAACTCAAGCAATACATGGGAGGAGGAAATCAAAACATAATTGTAGAGGGTGTATTAAAAGGAAATGATATATATTTATCAAATAGAAATACATCAATAAACAGATTAAGAACATCATAATATGGCAAGAGCAGCTTACGGATTACAAATTTATAGAGTTATTCCTTTAGAGTCAGCTAATGGAACTACTTATACTGCAAGAATTTGGACTACTTACTCAGGAGGTTCATCTGAATATAAATTAGCTTCAAATGGATTAAAATTAGACTGGGAGTCAGCTGATGTTCAAGATAAAAATTCCCCAATATTAGCATCCAAACTGACTCTTGATGTATTAGTTGAAAATTTAACTCAAGAAAATGAAGTAAATGGATTTAGTGAAAGAGCAGAAAGAGATGTATGGGTTACATTAAACGTAGGAAGTACAGGAAGTTTATTATGGTCAGGTTATTTAATACCTAATTTAGATATAAGAGAAGATGTTTCATATCCTTACGTTTCAACTTTAGTTTTTGTGGATGGGGTTGCAAGTTTAAAAGAAACTCCATTTTTAAGAGAAACAAATAGTGAAACTGGAGCAACTCCAACTTTCCCTTATGTTAAAGCTGATACTTTTGCAAATGCTGGCTATAGAAGAATAATTGGATCTTCAACTTCTTGGATTACAGAGATTTTAAATGATACTGGAATGGTTTTAGAGTCGGATGAAGCAAGCGCTGGAGCTGCATTAGAAAATTATATAATTCAAACTGCTGTTAATTGGTGGAATGAAGATATGGGTATTGGCCCACAATCTGCACAATGCCCTTTATCTCAAACAAAACTTAATATGAGTGATTTTTACAAATCCTCAGAAGATAATGAATATCAGCCTCCTAATACTTACAGTGTTTTATTAAGTATTTGCAGAGCTTTTAATATGAGATTTTTTTACTGGGAACATACTTTTCACTTTGTTCAGGTTTCAGAATATAACACAAATGAACAAGGGGTATCTCCATATACAACTCCAATAAACATTCCAACAAGAGAATTTTTCTACACTGGAACCCTTAGAACAGATAGAAATTATTTTGGAACAACTAATTTTTCTTTGTATAATCAAGAAATTGAAACAGGAACATCTGCGGGAGGTTTACAAAAATTAGCAACAACTCAATATGAATCTTTACCTGCAATAAAAAGAACAAAAACTACATACGCTGAAATGGCTGGAGGTAATTTTTTTAATGGTTTTCCTTTATTTTTAACTCACAATACTGTTTCTGGATTGCCTACTGCATGGCCAACTGATGGAGCTTCTCATGCTTATACTCAATTTTCTCAATCTGGTCAAGAGTACAACATCATAAGTATGACAGATGCCAATTTATTAGCTGGGTTTCTTTGTAGAATATTTTTATCATTTACAAACACATCTAATGCAGATTTATATTTCTGTAGCTTATGGACTATTAGAGCAAAACCATCAACATCAGCTTGGGGTGATGCTGATAATATGACTTTATACAAATTTACATCTGGAGCTGCTTCTCAGCTAAAGTGGATGACAAACGAGTTCCCGTTACTTAATAACCAACAATATGTTAGAAATACAAGAATAATTCCTGCAGGATGTAATGATCATTCTATTAATATGTTTGATAGTGCTACTGATAGCATAACTAATTTAACAGATAATTTAATTCCTACTGATGATGCATTTGAGGGAAATTGGGATTTTCAATTTTATACATTTACAGAATATGATGATAACAGAACAAGGCCAATGTATGCTTATAATCAAGGAAATTCTGGATATTCTCATGGATTAATTTTTAATTATCCTTCTTTAAATGGAGGAACAAATCATGCAGGAACTGCTTTAGAGTGGGGATATACTCCAACATTTTATGCTTTTGATTATGAAGATACAATAACAAATCTTCCAAACGGAAATTCTTATTTTGAATCAATGTTTGTTCCTGTTAAAACTGGAGGAATATCTTTTGGAAATAGTGGGCAAGAAGTAGAGGTTCAACAAAGTGGAAATAATTCTTATGAATATGATGTTGGAGTTACTATGTTTGGAGATGGATCTGGAGCTGATACAAATTCAACTATGCAAGTATATGATGGAGCTAATTGGGTATATGTTAATCCTCTTGGAAAATGGGCAAAGGGAATATACACTTGGAATGGAAGTGTTTATGTTTGGAGTTCTCTAACTTATGATACTAAAATTCAAGTTTTAGTTGGAGAGGAGGTTTTAAACAATCAAAGTAAAACAATTTTAACTTTTAGTGGAACAACAGCCTTATCTTCAATAGATAAATATTTTTCAGGAAGTACAAAATTGAAATTTATAAGTCCAGTTGCAAGAATAGAAGATTCAGATGGCAAAAAATATATGATGATGAGAACTTCGTTTAATTTAATAAATGATGAATGGAACGGTCAATGGGTGCAAGTTTATTATAACGATCCAACAACTACTAACGGAACAAGAAATTGGAAAACTGGAGCTTTAGAGATAGGTACAAATTCATCTTCATTTAATACTCCTTTTTTCAACCCTTCTGATCCAACAGGGTCTGCATCATTCAACCCATAATATAAATAAGAACTATGATTACTACTAATACTTTTGTTCCATTTGTTAAATCTGAAAACAGTGAAAATAAGTTTTATCTTAGTCAATTAACAAGTGAATATGAAGAGGGAGTTGCAATAACTACTGGAACAAAAATAAATTGCAAAAAATTAACCATAGCTCTTAAAGCTGGAGATAAAATAACAATTAATGGAACTTCATTAACCTTATTTGCAGATGCTGCAGTTGATGCAGTTGAGTTTTATGTTAAAGCAATAACTTTAGAAAATCCTTTAGAGCTATATTCAAACATTGCTATTGATGAAGATAATATGTTTGTACAATATCAAAGGAAAACAGAGGGAACAATAGGAGGGATGGCAGTAACGGCGGACTCTATCGGAGCTCTTCAATATGCAGATGGAGTTTACACTTTTCCAGCTGTTGATCCTAATTATGTAAAAATACTTCCAAGAGATTTTATGGTTAATGATGACGCAACTCCTGCTGATGCAACTCCTGCTGTTTTTGGAGATGGAACAAATACAGGGGTTTCAATTGAAGATACATCTCAAGAACTAATTGCAACAGTAAACATACCTCATGGAACAACTGCTACTGAAGTTGCTGTTTGGGGTTCTAACACTACAAAATCAGTTGAGGTTTATGAAATGAATATTAACGCAAACGGCAAAGGAAGTACAATTGGAACAGGAACAACAAATGGATCTGCTATAGATATAACAGATACAGCTTCAACATCATTTAATTATTTAATGATTAAAATAATAGTTTCTTCAGCAAATCATAGAATTTGGGGGGGTAAAGTTACATTAACGCAAAATTAAAAACAAAAAAATGAAAGACACAACTCAAGTATTATTAGCAAATGGAGGGGCTTCTGCTACCATGATAATTGAATTTAATAACATATTAACTCTTATTTCTTTAACATTGGCAATTGCCTTTACTATCTATAAATTCTACAAATTATCCAAGAAGTAAACAACATAAAGTTAATAACTTTCATTCAATCAATGTTTTATTATAATTTTTTTTATAATTTTACAAAATGAGATATTTTAAAATTTCTGAATTTGATTCTGGACTTCCAAATGAGAAGGGAACAGGAGTTAATATGAGTCCTGTATTCTTAGATTTTATAGATGAATTAAGATCAAGATGTAATTTTCCTTTTGTTGTAACAAGTGGATTTAGAACGGAGGCCTATCAACAATCTTTAACTGATAGAGGATATAAAACAGCAAAAAAAGGACAATCTCCACACTTAAAAGGATTGGCTGCTGATATTGCTATTTCAGATAGTGTAAAGAGAGCTCTTTTTGTAGGCCATGCTTTGCAATTAGTTCATGAATTAGGATTACCATTTAGAGTTGGAATAGCTGGGGGGAAGGAAAAAGGCAATTTCTGCCATATCGACATTGATGAAGAACGTACTAATCCAAGGCTCTGGATTTACTGAAAACAGCTAATAGAAAGAGCTGAAATACTTTCTTATAATTAAAATTTTACAAAATGTTAAAAAATTGGTTACAAACAATAGTTTTAAGGGGAATGGGTAATTCTCGTAAATTCTGGTATATGGTTATAGGTGTACTTACAACCATTTTTGCCGATACTTTTAATTTGAATCCTGATGAAGTAAACAATATTCTTATGAGTGTTGGAGCTCTTATTCTTGGTCAAGGATTTGCAGATATGAATAAAAAGAAGTAAAAAATGAAGAGCAAATATCTAAATTATAAGGATGAGATATTAGAGCTTTTTGATGATGGGAAAAATTATATTGAGATATCCAGCTTCCTTATAGATAAATACAAGCTGGACGTTTCACCTGATACAATAAGAAAAAAAATAAGAGAGATAGTTCATTATTTAATTGCGGATAAAGATATTGTTGAATATAATATTAGACTTGCAAAACAGAAACAAAAGTTCCAAGATTTAAACAGAATTGAAAGAAAGTCATTTAGAGAGGATTCAAGACAAGAAAACGCTCTGGTAGAGTACAACACCGAAATCATAAAACTATTAAAGAGAGAGTCTTTAAAGACTAAACTGAGTAAAAAGAAACATAACACTGAAGCTGCTATAGTTGTTCAGTTGGCTGATTTGCACCTCAATGAGCTTGTGGAGTTAGAATCCAATAAATATGATTTTGATATTGCATCAAAAAGACTACAGAAATACGCTTATAAAGTCAAGGAATATGTTAAATTCCATAAAGCAAATAAAGTATTGATTGCAATAACTGGAGATTTAATTAACTCAGATAGAAGATTAGATGAGAAACTTGCAATGGCTACTAATAGAGCAAAGGCTACATTTTTAGGAGTTCATCTATTAAAACATTTTATATTGGATATAAATGAAATTGCAGAAGTTCAGGTTTGTTGTGTTACTGGAAACGAATCCAGAGTTAATTTTGATTTGGGTTGGGTTGACATGGTAGCCAGCGACAACTACGATTTCAGTATATTTGAGATGTTGAGGTTACTTTTACCAGATATTAATTTTTTAAGAGGGGATGCTCTTGAATTAGTAGTAGAAATAAATGGAAAAAATATGTTGGTAATACACGGCCATCAATTAGGAAGAATGACCTCAAATGATACAGGAAAAGTAATCTCTAAATATAGTGCAAAAGGAGTTATAATTGATTTTATTATTTGTGGGCACCTTCATGAAACAATGATTAGAGATAACATTGCAAGAAGTGCTTCTTTAGTAGGATCTAATGCATACAGTGAAAACGCTTTAAATTTAAGTGGAACAGCCGCTCAGAACATATATTGCTTTACTGATGATGGAAGGCATGATATAAGGATTGATTTACAGGAAACAAATGGATGGGATGGATATGATATAAAAGAAGAGTTATTTGCTTATAATGCAAAGAGTGCACAAAAAACTCATAAAAAAGAAACAATATTCAAAATAATTATATAATATTGCT